GCCACACTTATTGAATGAGGAAAGTAAGTCGCAATCGAGGTGGCGTCAACGGCAGTCTGAGCCACTCCCGATACTTTTGTCATTGTAGCCGTATTGATAATAAGTTTGTCATCAAAAGCGAATTTTAAGTCTTTGTAAGGTATGCCACCGGTTTGATTGAATTGGGTTGGAGTAGCCCCCGCGCTTGCAATAACTGTATTTCTATTCTTAAAAATGGCGTTACCTTCAGGGGTAATGTAGAAAGCCCCTTGCTCAGAAAATTCGCAGTTTTGTAAAGCACTTAAGGAAGTTCTCAGGGTGGCAGGGTCATTTACTGTAAGGCTATTTCCAGTTTCAATGCTTCTCATGCTATTTGGAAAAGAAACAGTATCTAAAATTTTATTAATTCTAATTCCAGTATCTTGTCCAGCACTAGCACCAGTTACCGCTATAACTGAGGCAAGGTTGAATAATCTAAAAGCGTCGCTTGCTGAAATATCTACATAAGATACATTTTCAGCCTGATCGTAAGAGTAAGCATAATCTGTCGTATATCCACTAAACAGGTAATAAGTAGTTCCGCTAACAGTCGCAGATATTCTAAGTTTACGAAGCGGGGTTAACTGTCCGTAATAAGGAGAGGATACGTTTTGCGGATTAAAATCACCTGAAGGGTCATAAATTCTTACGACGCAAGTACCAGCCTCGTAAATGTCTCGGTTAATGTTTCTCCCGCGCCTTACACTTATGCGCCTAGTTTGTGAAGTCAAATTAACAATTAAAGCCGGATTAGATGAATCTGACAAAACACCTACTCCAAGAACACCATTTACAGGGTCTCCGATTGTAAAAGGATTGCCAAAAGTAGCACCTGATCCAAAGTTAAGTGATACGTCAAGGGTTGCTGGCAATGCCATTACTGGAACGCACCTAACAACCTACCAACCGAACTGGCAGAACCTGAAAGGTTAGAGTTTAACAATCCGTTTCTTATTTGATTTACTAAGTCATCATCTGACACAACGCTTCCAGCATTATTTATAGTTATATTAATGCTTGGAGTCTTAATACCAAGATCACCCATTACGCCAGTTATCGAAGCATATTCGGCTGATGCTTGAGGGGCGTTAGCCAATACTGATGCGGCAGTCGTTGGGCTGAGCGGAACTCTTACCTTACCTGAAATAACTTCCTCAGGTCGCATCTGCAATAAGCGATACATTTCAATCATCTTGGCTAGTAAATTATCAATCTCAGAACCCCAACCCTTAAATGGATTAAGTGCCATTGGTATCTTGGCAATAGCACCAGCAAGATCGGTGGTCTGTAATTGAACAATTGCTAATTGCTTTCCAAGTCTTTCAGCCTCTGACGCATTGCCTTGTTGTAAGGCCAATTGCAGATTCAGTCTAAGTTTCTCTTGTTCAGTTACCTTACCTTGCAAAGCCGCAAAAATTTCAATTTGTTCAGTATCAAAAAGACTGCCATATTTTTTAATTTTTTCTTGGTCTTTTAATAATTGTTGTTGCTTTTTTAGTAAATCTTGTTCTTTTTTAATTGCAGCCAATCGATCTTTAGCCGCTTTTGCTGCTGCGTTTTGCAGTCTTTTTTCCTCAGCCCGCAATGCTTCGTAATCAAAGCGGGAACTCATAGGGTCGTACGGCTTGTCAAAGTTTTGTTTGTAGTTAAAAATGCTGCCTGACTTGTCGCTCAATAACTCACTTATAGGAGTATTTAAAAATTGTAAGTTACCAGCAATAAACTTGCTGACGTAACCCATTGCAGTAACTGATTTTTTGGCAACTGTCTCTAATAAACTGCCAGTCTTTTCAGCGTTGACGTTTAAGTCTGCAAAAGCATTAATTAATCCTTCGCCTACAATTTCTTTAACGACGTCCATGCTTGCGCCAAGTATTGCCATTTGACCTGCAAAGCCGGCTGCTGATGCTTCACCTTGTCCGGCGAATTGTTTGTTGAGTTGTGCTTGTACCTCTGCAAAACTTTTGCCTTTTAGTGAAGCCGTACTGTAACCAATGTTCAAACCTACTAAGGCTTTATTGTTTCCTAGGTATGACTTACTTAAAGCATCAACAGCAGTCCCTAGATCAACTCCCGCACCTGCCGATAAATCTAATGCTGTTAAAAGAATGTCTTGGGATAACTTTGCATCTAATGTCGTAGAAACCAATTGCTGCATGGCGGGACGTAATTGATCGTCTAGTATGCCTCTAGTTTTTTGGATTCTTTGAATAAATTGTTCGGTGGCTAAAACCTCAAAAGACATTCCTAGGTTGCCTAAAGTTAAGGCTAAGGATTTGGCTGACTTTTCCTCTTGGGCAAAAGCCTGAATTGATGCTTTAGCAAAGCGTGTGACTTGGCTCACACCGAAGGCAACACCAAAAGACTTGGCTAGATTGTTGGCAGACTTACTTAATTTGGTTAAAGAGTTCTGCGCTTGCCTTGCACCTTTGTCCTTATAGGTAGAGGTGATTGCAATGTCTATGGGTGAAAAACTTACCATTATGCCGCCCTATCAAATGTTTTGTATTGTGCCCTTGAAACTCTTTGAAACCATCTTGTCTTTGCTTTATCAATTGCTTTCATAACTGCATCCTGCACCTTGCCATGATCGTCATAAAATGCTTTGTAAAGTAAGCGTCCTTCTCTTTTTCTGCCCCGACCAATTGAAACTAACTTTTGTTGGTTGTTTAATGCTTGAACAAATTGATAACCAGCCATAGGGTTATTGCTTGCATATTCACCAGTTTTGCGTCTTAAAAACTGTTGATTAAATTTGTAAGTGCCTTCATAACCTTGCACTTTGCCTTTTTTATCACCGCTTATATTAACAAACGCGGTTCTGCCTTGAGGGTTTTTACGACCCGCTGTTTCATAAATCGCACCTGAAGCGGAATGGTTTTGCAAGATAAATGTCTGAACAAATCCTGATCGATTGCGCTTGGTAGTTCCTAGATCGTAACCTAAACCTTTTCTAATTTTCCAAGGGTCATATTTAGGAAAACCGCGTTTGCGTGATGATCTAGATTTTGCTTCTCTGCCTTGGCTAGTCCAGCCTTCGTCTAGCCCTGAAATCCTTGCTCGTACCATGCCTTTAGCCCTATCGGAAATACTCTGCATTGCAGGGTCAATTTCCTCAAGCATGTCTTTATACAAATCGGGCGCAAAGTTTTTAAGACTGTATAAAGTCTCATCTAGCCCTGCGACCTCGACCGGCATTTTCCATCCTTTTTGCGTCCTCTTTTAGAACGTTTAATGTTGCTAAAAGTAACGATCTGTCCATGTTAATAAATTCGCTATGCGGTATGCCTGTTCTAACTGCTAATAAAGCAATTAAATACGTCGTGTCATACCGCGTTACCCATTTGGGGCGTCGGCATCCAAAATCTCTACCTTAGATAGAGTTTCTAAATACTTATCCCCAAATGGTGCGACTGTATTTCCTGCGCGTCTTTCGGCTTCCCAAGAAAGCCAGTAGATATCTGACTGCCTTTCCTCATCCCTAAACCGCTTATGAAATCCAGTCTTAAATTGTTGTTCAAACGCATATTCGAGTGCAGGTGAAATATCAAAATCTAATACGTCACCTGAAGCCTTTGTCACTCTTAATTTAATCATTTACTCCCCTTAGAATGTACCTGTTGTTGCAACGGCTACTGCGCCGTTAACAGTCCATGTTACATCCTGAGTACCAAGATCGCCAACTCCGCCGTTAATGTCGGTTGTGTTGTTAATCAAGCAAGTCATTGTATAAAGCGGGTTAGTTGCTGAAACGGCAGTTCCTTTTTCTTGCAAAAGAACAACAGTTACTGAAGTACCCCATGCGGCTTGCAAAGTTGCTAAAACGTTTGCTGATGCGGTGTCGTTTAGGAAGGAAATTGAAACGCTTGAAGTCTCTAATCCTTTTACATATTTTTCACCGGTGTCGCCCATTGCAGTCACAGCCAATTCATTAAATGATCGGTTTAGTGTGACGCTTGTTACGTGATCGGAAAGATCGACGGAATTAACCTTTACGCCGACCTTATTGTTTAGAAATACAGCCATTGGTTATTCCTCGTCTTTCTTTGAGATTGGTTTTGGCTTTTCTGATTTTGTTACTTGCCCGACTTTTTCAAGCCAAGCCTTGTCCTCTGAAGGAACATCATAAATATCGCTCATGTTTTAACTCCAACTTGTCATTATAGAAATTTGTAAATCTGCACTTAGCATTTCCCCTGCTGCTGCCGATAAAACATTTGGTGCAGATATATTGCCCACGCTGATTTTGAGGGTAGTAATTGAAGCCAGTTTGTTAAACACGCCGACTACAAAATCCTCAATTCCGTTTAGGTTTCCTTGATTGTCTAGCATTGGCACAATCATTACTAAACGAAAATTTACTTTTGGTGCAACGCTTGAGTAAATGTTATTGCTTGGTTCAATATAAGGGTCATCCGGTTGGATAATTAAAGAATTAGCAATGGGTGAGGCAGGTGGATATGAAAACACCTGCCAAACCCCGCTATTTTCCAATAGCGTCGCAAGGGTTGTTCTGAGAGTCGTAACGGCGACAGTCATCAGCCAACCAAGCCATTTGGTGATAAATGATTCGCTAACAAACCTCTGACTCTTGCGATTAATGTGTTGCCCATTTTATAAGGTGATGGTTGAAAGTCGGGAGACACTCCGCCATTGGCTGTCTGCTGTCTGCTCTGCCAAATATCAACTGCAATCATTAAAGCGCTTTCTCTAACTTCAGGAACACTACCATAGGCAACATAATCAGTAGCAGCTACTGTTCCATATGGATTTGTTGGGTGTTTTGGTTCAATTGTTGAATGTGCAGTTACAAAAGTAATTGAATATGTGTCGGCACTTGTTACAGTTCTACTTCCGTTAAAAGTTGCGCCGTTACCACTTACAGTTAATGTTTGACCGACAAAAAATTGATGAGGTGAATTGAAATATAATGTGCCATAACCAACAATGTGAGAATGCGCAGAATTATATGCTTGATTTTTCCATAAATAATCACTAACGATATTTTGGGCAGATTGGCAGACTTCCTCAACAACGGCGCTACTGTATAAATTTCCAATTCCCAACGCTGAACGAAGTTCCGCCTCGGTAACCCATGTTGCCGCCAATGTGTTTTCCTTTCTTAAAGTAAAGGGGCGAAGGCTTCCGACGCCCCTTTACAGATGATTCCTATTTAGGAAAGTTTATGCAACCATCCAGCGATAAGCGCCAGCGCCTACCTTTGTTGCAATTGCGCCGTAGCCGTAGTAAGCAACATCAATTTGACCAGTTGAAATTACATTGGTCTCCAAACGATACTTGCTTGACTCGTACCATGTGTAAGAATCAGGGTTAATAACAATCATTGTGTTATCGCCTGTTCCATCAGTTAGCGCGGTTGAAACACGAAGGTTTAATCCACCAATGTTTCCACGAATGTTGGTTGGTGTTAAGTTACCTGAAGCATTTTGTGGGTTGATTGTTTGAGTGAAAAGCGCACGATTTGAGCCGTCAACTAATCCCATCAATGCACCCCATTGTTCAGGTGATACAACGATATTTTGTGCAAATCCAAGAGTTCCCTTGTAAATAGAAACTGCTGCATCTGAAATAAAGTCTTGAATATTTGCTGCGGTTAGAGTGCGGTTTCCGCCATCTGTTCCACCAGCGATTAAAGCTGTGCCAACAGCGGCATCAGTAGCCTTTGCATAAGCAAATTCCATTTGACGAACCAACTCAGCAAAAAACGCCGGTGATGATCTGTCAAGAAGCTCTACTGAAAATATTTGACGGCCAGCGTACTTTTTGACGTCAACGCTCAAAAAGGAAACATTTTGATCTTGCTGTGATGGTGCTGCGCCCTCTGCTGTTACTGCAACAGTTGGAACTTGAGTGAGTTTTGGAATTTCAAAAGTCATTCCAGCGTCAGGCAAGGCAGCCGTACTGATCGAATCAATAAATGGTCTGTCTGCATTTGAAAGAGGATTGATTACTTCAGTTAATTGACGTGTAGGAATTAAACCTGCGTTGTCAGTTGTGTCTGCTGCTGCACGAAGGTACTGACGTGCATCCTCATCATTTAGATATTGCGCACGAAGTGTGTTCTCTAGGAATTTTTCCTTTGATAACTCAATGCGTGGCTTTGTGTAAATTGGTGCTGCAACTGTTGGGCGAGAGGCTTCAACCGCAGGGGTCTCTACTACCTCATTCGCAACAGTTGTTACAGGTGTTGTGTTTTCCACAATTGCCTCATTTTCTGTTTTGGTTTCGGTTGATTCTGCCTCTGCGTTTGACGCAGCGACTGAAGTGACCGCAGCACTTGAAAAAGCGGCAGCTTGAACCAAGCTAACCTCAATAAGTTTTGCGGCACTAACTCTATAAACTCCGTTACTATTTTTTCCTTTAATAACTTCCACTCCAACACTCAAGCCGGAACGTAGGTTTTCAGACGCCTCAATGAGACTATCGGTGCCCCTAGTGGTATTACTAACCTTAAACTCAGCGTAAATTCCTGAATCGTCCTCATTGACGTTTTTCATTCTACCGATAGGAGATTTTGGGTCATGCTCTAAAAGTAATTTAACTTTGCTTGGATCATTAATTTCAATTGAACCACGCTCAAATATAACTTTTCCAACTGAAGTATTTCCAATCTCGTTTTCAAACGGCACAATCTTTCCTGCAATTATGCGACGAGATTCTGAAGCTTCTAAATCTGCGCTGAAGTTAATTATTTCCATTTGGGCTTAACTCTTCCATTTCTCTAGCTTGTTCAACTGTAATTAATTCGAGTGCTAACATTTTTTCAATTACTGCTAGACGCTCAAGTGGGTTTGCTCTTAAAAATCCGGAATCCATGTCAAACGCCACAAATTGTGTGTTGGGCGTCAGATCATCCATGCTAAGACGATTCTCTATTGCTGAAATGTATGGTTGTAAAGATAGCGCCACAAACTGACGCCTTTCGTCTTGCACATTGGAATAGGTTAATGAATTGTTCATGTCTGCACTTATGTAATATGCCGGAATATTGCAAAGACGTGCGATTTGAGTTGCCATGTATTGCAATGAATCATTATAAGTCATATCCTTTGGTGAAAACGAAGTTGGTTGAAATTCTAAACTAGAAGTTAAATAAGCGGTTGATCTTTCAGCACGACTACGACGCCAAGCTGCCAATAAACCTGCAACTTCCTTTTCACCTAAATCCGCACCATTGTTTTTTAATATACCCGCAGGGGTAGGAACTGAAGCTGCGTTTGCTGCCGCTTTTTCTAAATCAATTGCAGCTCTTAAAATTCTTGAACCTGCATGTAAAATTCCGTCAATTGGTGATTGAAATGTTATGAGTGAGCCAATTCCGGATTGTGGTCGTTCGACGCCATCTACTGTGTAGAAATCGACAAAAGTGTTATTTTTATTTAATTGAACTTGAACTCTAGTATTGTTGACAAAATCAAAACGTGCAGGGCGGTTATCATCTTGATAAACCTCTGTACATTCTAGATACCCAGTCCCATAAAATAAAAGTGCATCAACCAATGCGGTAATAATAATTGAGTTAGGGGCTGACTTAGATAATTGATTTACCCAAGGTAAATTCGGTAATTCCTCTTTAGTTGCTTTTGAATATGTTTCCAGTTCCATAACGCCAACTGTTGTGGCGATTAGGTTTCTGCAACGCATAACGGCTGGGACGGAAATCGCTTCAGCTCTACTAACAGATTGGAATGGAGTAAATTGGGAATAGTAAGTAAATGGGTCAGTTACAACAGGCGGGGCTAATTCCGCTTTAATATTTGTTTTTGGTGATATACCGACTAAATCTCGAAAAAATCCCATTGGTGAAGTATATCACAAACGTTAGACAAAAATCTTAGGTACTGAGATTGGTTTGCTCAACATGTGGACAATCATTGCAGTCGAAATCGCAGACGCAACACATCCGGCGGATTTACGTCGAATGATTCTCCAAGAACTGTCATTATATTTAGCCGCACAATTATTCATTGAATTTACCCATTCCGGTTGCCCTGAATGTAATAACCTTAAATTTGAAAGACTGTCAGCAAGTTCCCCGCAAGCTTGATAAAAGGCTTGCCCGCTTATGTCAATCAATTTATGTCCCGATTGTTCAAGTTTTTGCGCAATCGAGGCGGTGGCATATCTATCATAAGCAATTTGAACAGGTCGATACTTTAATGCCCATTCATTTATAGAACTTGCCATTTTAACTTCATCAATTGCGACTTCCGAACTAAATGTCTCCATAACGCCAATTGCAATTTTGCCATCAACTATTTGACCGGCAACAAGCGCACCGGTTCGTTTGCTTGGACTAACATCAAACGCCATTACAGTCATTGCCCCTACTGGCAAAATCAATTCTGAAACTGAACAAGCTTCAATCGCCCCAAATGTCCAAGGGCTTACTTGAGAATCAATCCACATACAAAGTGTTTCTGTGAGAGTGGCTTCAATTGAGTTGGTTGATATCGATTCCTCGATTGCTTCCTCAGTAATTGTGTAACCAAGAGCAGGGTTAGCCATTGCCCAATATTTTTTATTTCTAATGTCTTGCCTTGCAGCTATTGGTGCTGAATATTCCCAAAACCCAAATGTTTTGCTTGGATAATCAAGGGCGCGTTCGCGCATATCATTCAAAACAGTTGAGAACGCATCACCGGCGTTGCTAGTCATTAAAGTTTGAGAATTAGGGCGAGCGCGAGTTGTTGGAACAGCCGCTTTGAAGGCTTCCTCTGACACCTCGCGTAATTCATCAATGTAAAGGAAGTCTGCGCTTTTTCCGCGGCTTCCGTCGCGAGTGGCTGCAACAATTTCATATCTTGCGCCATTTAATAATGTAATTGATTCCTGTCCGTTGGCGTATCGAATCTGCCTTACTTGCGCTTTTAGAAAATCATTGTCCTCGATTGTGTTTGCAACCTGTCTGAAAGTATCTAATGCCATATTTCGATTAGATGACATTGCAATTATATTTTTTTCATTAAACAAAAATAAACCTGCCAAAATTCTCATGCGAGCAAGGTGAGTCTTGCCTACCTGTCTTGCGCATAACAATAAATTTGACTTGCGCTGGAAATTACCTTGTTTATCAACTGTCAACATATCCTCAAGGACATAATGCTGCCAAGGCAACAATGGCATACCAATTTTCTCAGC